ATATATTTCCTATCAAGAAGAAGTATATTTGATTTTTCCTCTTTGATTCTCTCCTCGTAGTCTAAGTTGGTGATTTCATCGACAATATTGTTTGCAATCACTTCTTGTTCAATTCCAGGGTCAAAGAAGGTCATATTGAATGTTGATGAAACCTGTAATCCCTTCTCAAGAATGATATCTCCTCTACTATCTCTAACTTCCTGAGTTTCGTAATGATGAACATTATACAGATTTTCATAAGACCCATACTTAGACAGACAATAGTTATTGAAAGCAATCTGTGTAAGAGGCCATTCGTTCTCAAGATGAATGATATTATTGGAAAGCATCACTAACCAATCAAGGTTGGGGTCACCATAAACCTCTCTTGCTACATTGTCTGGTCTATCTGGAGAATTGACCTTATATTTGGTAAAATATGTAATATCCGCAAAGATATCAGGTCTAATTTTAACTCGTCTGAAAAGATTTTTGACTCTGACATAATCAGAGATACTTTTGGATCCAGGAAGACGGCTTACATAATCGAAATCTGGAACATTTCTGAAATAAGTTGGAAATGCCATTAGAAACCCATTCCTCCTGCTTCTTCGTGGTCATCAGCATATATAGGCGTCAATTCACCGAAAGTCATAGTCACATCATATCCAGTTAGGCCACCATCATCATATGTCATATACGATCCGTCAGGTGTGTATGAAACACTAAAATTCTGAAGTGCACATGGTTTAATTCGATTCATAAATGGATGTTCTTCTCCACTATTCAAGATATATTTGATCTTGAATACGTTTGGTGTTTGAAGAAAGAAACTTGATGTTGATCTTATTGGAGCCATAGCTCTCTTAAATGTTCGGATGATGGATCTAATCATCTGTGATTCATCTTGAGATCTTGGTCTAAAAGCAAAGTTAAAACTAAATGACCTCAGAGATGGACCAGTAAATAAAAGCTCAAGGTTTGGATTCAAAACTTGACCAGTTGATCTGGTTAGAAGATTTGCACCAACTGCTTGACCAGCAAAATACGCAGCGATTGCTGATTTTGCTTCACCAGTCATGAGTTGATTTTTGGCCTCAGTTAGTCCTGTGGTGATAGAATCAGCTACCCCTTGAAAATCCATATCAGAAGCACTATTGATTGCTCCTATGGCCGCAGTTCCTGCAATTCTTTGAATTTCATTCAGTTTGTCACCACCCCAGTCAACACCAGTACTGTCTGATAAATTACCAACCATAGGAAGAGTGATTGTTTCTAGTTTGGCACCAAGTCTTTCTTCGGCGTTTACTACAGCGAGTGAACCATCTTTATTGGAATAATCATAAACTTCAAACTGAATAAAATCATATCCAAGATCAGGTATCTGACCGATTGGATATCTCATACTTGCAACACTAGATCTAGAAGTTGTTCCTCTCAGTGATCTATTATTGGTAACTCTTCCAACTGCATTTCTAATAAAGTTTGATGCATTTTCAAAAGTTTGAGGATCAATACCATCAGGATTACTAATAGTTACATCACTTTTAGATGTAACCTGTTGCTTTGTTATTGGATTAGAAATTCCAGGAATACGTTCATCAAAGAAACTTTGTTGTGTTCTTAATATGTCATTTGCATCGATGTCAGTAAAATTTGAAGGATTGTTTAGAACATTAGCTCTATCTTCATTAAATGTATTGACTTCACTATAGAATATTCCTTCAAAGTCTTCGACCGACAACTCTGTAGTATCAAGAGCAGTTAGTGAGTTGGCGTTGTTGTAGAGTCTAGCAAAAGATGCAGGTTGATCTATCACCCAGTCTGTAGTGTCAGAGTGTGCCAGTTGGAGATCTTCTCCTTTGCTCAGAGTCATCTTCCCAGTCTTTGTGTCGATGCTCTCATCCAGTGTTACTCCACTCCAGACTTTTCTAAGTGATTTAACTGCCATCAGAATGAATACTTTTAACTATTTAGTTTGAAATATTGATATGGAATACTTCTAAGGTCACTCAGTTCGTTTGGATAAACTAGGTAGAACATACTACCAACTTCTTCCCATGTATATTGCCTACCTTCTCCCCAGTGATAGTTGATACCAGTAAATCCCCAGTTATATACACCAGTACAGGCAATAAGTGGGTGAGCATCATACTCAATTCTTGGTGTCTTTGCCTTATAGATGAAAGTATAATATCTTCCTGGTAGAGGAACTGGTTCAGGTGTATTACTAATGACATCTAGAATCTCCAGAAATAAATCTTCTGGATCATTTCCTATTCTAGAAAGACTATCGATGAGTCCGTCTGTTCTTTTGTTGTCGTTTTTTAGGTACTCTTCTTGTTCCATATTGTTTGATGCCAAGTTCATCCTCCGTAATTATTCTAAACTCAATCCCATTATCTTTAGCAAACTCGCAAGCCGCCTGCCACTTTCTCATATTCTTTTCGTATGTTTGTGCCTCATACAAATAAGACTTAGTGGCTCTCTGTCCTGGTTTGGGTGGTTGTGTTTGTTTCTTTGGTTTGACTTCGATAATTTGTTTCTTCACTTTCCCATTGATATCTCTGAATTCAATTAAGAAATCAGGATAGTATCGTCTCACTCTACCGTCAGGTGCCACATATGGGATTGAAAATTCTTCTGAAGCCCACTTCAATACATTCTCATTGGTGTCACACCAGAAACAGAAACGCCTTTCCCATGAAGAACGACAGATGATATTATTGGGGTTACCTTGATATTTTTCAGGGTGAGAAGGTTTGAATAATGATTTTATTGATTCACCCATATACATAGTATGGTACTCCCAATATTTATAGATGGCTGGGGCAATCAGAACATCAGATTTAAGAAGTAGATTTCTACATCTAGCACAGACATCTGTGTATCAGGTGAAACTTCAACCACCAAGTAGTGTGGTTTCACACCTTGCAGGGGAGGGTTTCAACTATTCACAAGATGGTGAAAATGTAGAACTTTTGTGTGAAGCTGTATCACTACCAGGAACCAGTCTTTCTACTCATGAAGTCACTGGTGACTATCATGGTGTCAGAGAAAGAATGGCATATAGAAGAATGTATGATGCCACCACTGACTTTACATTCTACGTTGATCATGATTATAAGGTTATTGAATTCTTTGATGGTTGGATGGATTACATTTCTGGAGTTGGTCGTGGTCAGTATCTAAGTAAAAATGATCAAAAGTCATCTTCTGCTAACTACAGGATGAACTATCCTGATTCATACATGACTAATGTATTCATCACAAAGTTTGAAAAAGATGTCTCTACAAGTAATAGAATCTTTAAGGATGATAGAACATTCTTTTTGAACTACACCTTTGTTCAGGCATTCCCTCTGAACATTGTGAGTATTCCTGTTGCATATGCTCAAAGTGATATTTTGAGAGTAACTGTTTCCATGGCATATCAAAGATATGTGAGAGAAAAAAGACAGGTTAGAGGGTGATAAATACTGACACTGAAGTCCTTTAGGTTATTATGCCTTTACCAAAAATTGCAACACCAACTTATGAATTGGTGATGCCTTCTACTAAACAGACGGTCAAGTATCGACCATTCCTTGTAAAAGAAGAAAAACTTCTTGTTATTGCACTAGAGAGTGAGGATAGTAAACAAATTACTACAGCAATCAAAGCTGTAATTAAGAACTGTATTTCCACAAAAGGAATTAAGGTAGAGACACTCCCCACATTTGACATTGAGTATTTGTTTTTGAACATTCGTGGTAAGTCTGTTGGTGAAGAAGTAGAAGTCAATATCACTGCACCTGACGATGGAGTAACACCTATTCCCGTTACTATCAATCTGGATGACATCAATGTCATTGAGAATGAAGAACATAGTAAACAAATCAAAATTGATGATAGTCTGATGATGGAGATGAAGTATCCATCACTCGATCAGTTTATCAAGAACAACTTTGATTTTGAGGGGTCCAACAATATAGATCAATCATTTAGTCTTATTTCTGGTTGTATTGATAAAATCTATACCGAAGATGAGGTTTGGGCAGCTGCAGATTGTACTAAAAAAGAAATCACCGAGTTCCTTGAACAGATGAACTCAATTCAGTTCAAACAGATTGAGAAATTCTTTGAGACAATGCCTAAATTATCACATACAGTGGAGATTGTAAATCCAAGTACAAAAGTGAAGAGTAGTGTGGTATTGGAGGGTCTGTCTAGTTTTTTCGCATAGGCATGATCCATATGGATCTTGAGAACTACTTCCGTCTCAATTTTGCCTTGATGCAGTACCATAAATATTCATTAACAGAGATTGAAAACATGATGCCCTGGGAGAGGGATGTTTACGTTATGCTTCTTCAGAATCATTTAGAAGAAGAGGAACAAAGAGCGCAACAGGGGGCTAATGGCTAAGACAATCTACGAAAGTGCAGGTAATAACCTTGTCGATGAGAATATCGATGAGGTTATTCTACGCCTTCTTGGGTTGGAAGATGTCTTTGACCTAGATTATGAGACATACAAATCTCTTCTGAAAGAAGGGATGTTAGCTGGTAGAATGGGATCTACCAAAATGGCATCAGATGAGACACAGAAACTCACTGATGAATTTAAGAGAATTAAGAGTAAGAAAGGTAGATTTAAGGTCAAAGAGAAGAAGGTCAATGTATCTTCTTTCACAAGACAGAAACCAAGAGAAGAAAAGAGAACCTATACTGGACCACAGAGAAGAATTAAACCAGCCAGAACACAACAGGGACAGAAAACTGGTACAGGGTTGGTTCAAAAGTTCTTCGGATTTGATTCCGAAGTAGGTGAAGATGTAGAAGAGAGAACAGCAAGACCTAACATAAAGAAAGACCGTGGTGGTGCCATGGACTTTCTCAAAAATGTTCTTGCTCCGAGTTTAACAAAGATTGAGGAGAATCTCGAATCTATTCTTAGTGTAATGACTGACCAGCTTGCACTGGCAGAGAAATCAAGACAGAGCACAAGAGTTGATAGTGAGAAAGGCAAAAAGAGAGACAGAGAAGAGAAATCTGAGAAAGGTGGACTTGCTAAGTTTGGAGATGGTTTAAAAAAGAAAGTAACCAAACCTTTTACAGACTTCTTCGATATGATCAAGAATTTCTTCATGAACATTCTCCAGGGTGCTGCAGTCTTAAAGTTAATTGATATTCTTCAGAATCCTAAAAAGTTCTTTGCTGATCTACTCAATCCAGTTATCAATTTCTTCAATGGAGTTATTAAGTTTGTTTGGAATGGTTTAATTTTCCCAGTTAATTTTCTAATTGACAGGGTCAACGAAGGTCTTGCTGGTTTGAATAGTATGTTGAATGGTGTTCTTAAATTAACTGGACAAGAGGGTAATAACCAACCACTAAGAATTGATACGTTTGAAGCACCACAGATTCCTACTATTGAAGTTCCATCAACGCCAGAAGGAGGAGGAGCAACTGGTATGGCTGGTGGTGGCCAGGTAG